GATCTGATGTATCACAGATGCGTGTGAGGCTTTCGCCATTAGCAATCCGATCACAGATCTCTTCCATTTGTTTTTTATTGATGTTTCTCTTTGGCATGTAACCTCTATAAATCACCCCGTGCGCTTGGATTTTATTTGATAAAAAGGACTACGAGGACAGCACACGGGGCTAGTTTGAGCGACTAAACTGGGAGAAGTTTAACGTCGGAAATGTGGCGTGGTGGTACAATCGAGATCGCGACAACCTGGAGAACAAACGTTCGACCACCCAGTTATTATAGCTGCACTGATACACGGCAAGTGATCTGCGTTTCTAATGAAGATAACTGTGCCACATTATACTAAATCTTTACTACATTTCGCGCACTCGTACAACATCTAGTTTGCATTTAATTCATTTTAGACGGTATCAGTCAAAACACTGCTGCGAGTAGCTGTTCCTCTTCAGTGTACTTCATATTGTAGTAGCATCGAATGAGTGCATCCGTGTATCTGCGTTTGATCTGTCTACCATCTCGTAAGCCTCGCATTCTAGCTATCTGATGCCACTTAGCTCCACGCTCTCGAAAGGCTGCTGAATGTGCGACTGCCCATACAAGCTTACGATCCTCTGCATCCATGTGCTTTATGCCTAGAGACAATGCACGATCAAAGTTATCTACCTGTTGTGGTGTTGCTCTGGGTAATCCTGGTTGAAATTCACTGTAGCCGTATGCTTTCCATGATTGAGGATAGTCTGGCCATGATGACATCTTTTGCTTACGAATAGCCGCTGGTAGTTTTCGCTCGGTTTCTGCTGCCTCAAAGAACAGATCATTGAGCTGATTGACATCGGGTTTATCCACAGAGATTTATCCAAAAGAAAAAAAAATGATCTATATATGATAATCATAAGCACTTATCAAAAGATCCATATGGATGATCTTTTGAAGTGCTTTAAATTTAACTGGTGATTAGTGCTTATCATAAGCGCTTATGATATACTATGTAGCGGCTACGCCGATTTTAAAACCATGATTCAAAACGCGTCAATCCCCTATTTTATCAACATTGCTGTGTAGACCAATGCTATGCTTTCTGATGCTGTGGCGGCGAAACTTTTTTTACTTTTTGTTTCTCCATCTCATCTAAAACGGTCTTAACTTGCACCCAATCGTCATCACTAAGCGCACGACACAAGCGCAATATCTCGGCTACTTCACTGTCCATTATGCTACCTTTGTTATCTGTGGTCTGTGATATTGTTTCTTAAAACCAAATGCTGGATGGCCAGCAAAGTAACCGTCTATCCATGTCCACCACCCTGTTCTGTGTTCTGGCCGTAAAGCGTTAGGTCTTTGCCTGGACTTTGGATGATGCTTCTCAGCACGTTTCCAATGGCCACGATTAAAATGCAGTGGCATCTTGTGGAAGCCCTGATCATACGGCTCTTTAGCAACAGACGGTTTATCTATGTTCCATGATACTCGATGCCAGGCATCAACGGCTTTACCCATACCGCGCGCCTCAGATCTGCGCTGTTGTCTTGTGCCAGCTGGTTTCTTTTCAGTCAATCGAGGGCTGTTAATGACACGCAAAATCATTAGATATGACTCTATCAATGCCCAAGCGTTTTCAAAGATTTTAATGTTTTCTTTGTTTAAATTAGTAAATGTTGAAAATGTTGGTTTTCCTTTTTCATCTTTGTGCGTTAAGTGTACTTGCTCACCTAATTTATATGATGCAATTAAAGTCATGGGCGTTACATCAGGTTGTTCTGAGTCTTCCATCGCAATCTGCAACCAACACTCCGATTGTATTGTGTACAAGTAATAAGTGTCATTATCTTTTTCGATAAAAAAGCCAGATCCATAACTTGTAGAAACTAACAGCTTGTCTGCTGGTGATGCACATTCATGTGATACTGGTGCATCAAAATCTAATGGTTCTTGATTTAACGCAAAGTGTGTTATTTTTGGATCAAGTTCATACACCTGACAATCGTCTAATAATTGTACAAAAAATTTTGCATCCCTTTTAACGTCAGGATGTATCGATGGTGTTTTTACAAAAGACTTCATCAGTTCGTATGTTAACTTATATGTTTCAATCGCGTGACTTTGTTTTGTCATCATTATCTCCCAAGATTGTTTTCATGCGGAATGCTACTTTGCGTAGTTCTTTTTCCATCTCTGGCTCGATAAACCCCGTAAATAATGGTCTTCTGTCTTTTGCTTGCACAGCGTCACCAGCGATCAAGGCAAATGTTTTATCCCTGGATGACAACTCAAACGTAATATGACCCACCGTAATGCGCTCACGCTGCGTGTCTGGATGCCTACGCTTTGCCTTGAGTGTATGTGTACTCATAGATCCTCGCTCAGTATGTCATCGAGGATCATAGGAACCTTGCCCGTGCCACTACACACCGCACACTCGACATACTCTTCCAGGCCATCGCCGTATTTAAACTCGACAGGCCACTCGACATAAAACGGCACGGATCTCTTGCCGCGACCGCGACAGTGTTTGCATTGAATGAGGATCTCATCATCCATTTACCACCCGTAGCTTAATCAGTGGCCGTAAGAACGCCTCGACATCATCAACGGATCTGCACAGCGCCCAGGGCTGGCCAGCTCCAATTAGCTCATCACGCCTTAGTTTTTGATTTGCGTTTAAATATCCGCGCTTGGTTTTTAACTCTATGTAAAATGTTTGAGCATGGCCGCTGATGGTGTGTTCTTTCGGTACACAGATCTCCAGGTCAGGCCAGCCGTATTTCGTACCTAATTTTTTTAGACGGTTTGTGTAATTTATGTGGCGCTTACCTTCATTAGGACTGTGATGATACACGCAGTTATTAGGCAAACTGACATCTAGATAAGTAACAACTTGATACTGTAATTGATCCTCAGTCATAGGTCACGCACCAGGTAAAAGTCATTGGGCATCACTGCGCTGTCAGTAAGCAGCATGATACGATCCATATACTTTGGACTAGGTATAAGCCTGTCTTTACTGGTGTGTCGTAAACACCAGCGCCGCGCTATAGTTGCATGAGTAGCACCTAATGCGTTGGCTAGCTCTGCATATGTCCAACCTTTTTCCAACCTATACTGTTCTAACGTCATACATAAAAGTATCGACAATTTGACTTAATTGTCAATTCTGATATCCCTTATATGTCCGTTGACGGATAGCGACAAATACTGGAGAACCACATGAATAGTATCAATCAAACGATGGTAGGCATGAATAATAATCTAACTGAGTGCATCGAAAAATCTGGATTAACAAATAATGAGGTAGCAGCTGCGAAAGGTGTGACACCAGAAACCTTACGCCGACATAGAAATGGCAAAATACAAATGACGCTTAGAGATGCGGAGCATTACGCCCGAATCATTGGTGTATCAGTCCACAATATTTTGTTTAAATCAGATCCAATTCCATTAATTGGTGGCTGTTTAATAAAAGATGACATTGTTGAACGACACATCCATAGCAGTCCTACCCATCACGTTTTTGCTCCAAATCAATACTTAGATGATCAATGCTGCATGTCCTGGCAAACTGAAAAAAAATATCACGGTATGTGGTATGAGTGGGATGGCGCACTGCAATTCCTTAAACATAGTCCTATTGTGGATAAGTTTGTTTCTGAAGAATGTTATCAAAAAATATGTCTCGCAAAGACAACAAAAAAACTTAACGATGGCTTTAGTGAAACAGATCTTTTTTCTGGAATGCTTTATCCACAGCCAGGTGGCCTTTTTACTGTGCATAACGGTAAATCTAACGGCACGATAAAAGATGTGGAGTTGGAATGGGCAACACCAATATTAGGCACTGTTTTTAGACCTGAACTTGTTGGAATAATGATTTCAAAATCCGATAAAGCCAGCTGTGTCCCGTGCGATAACATCACCAATATAAAATAATTTATAATCCCTATGGACGTTAAACGTCCTATATGGCAACGTAAGGCATTGCATTGCACAACGCATTGCTATGGGGGTTATACAAATGGATCTTACAACGCCAGATTGGGCGAAGCGTCACAACTATTTTCATCACAGCAATCCGCGCTCAAAAGACAGAGCCAAAAATATATTTGAAAAGGCTGTGGTACGCCCACAAGTAACATGGGCAAAATCAGTGCTAGATAATCCGCACGAAGAACAGCACCACGATAAAGCAAACAAGATCCTGGATACATTTACCAAAAATCGAGGTAGCGCAAACATGGCAGCTGGTAGAGCTGTACAAGACGCAACAGATCTCCATTTGATACCTGATCAGTTTGGTACGACACTAACGCTTGTCGAGGCCATACACGTTGCCCAGGACAATTTGCGGAAGTACAAGCCCAAAGATTACAATGCCACTGTCAGAGAAGCCGACACAGCGCGCAAGGAACACTATATCGATGAGATAGCAAAGGTTGTGGAACACGCTGCCCTGGGGCTGCAAGAGGCTATGAAAAGCGATAACAAGCTTATTGCTGAGACAGAATACAAAGCTAAACTGCCAGGCAACGCCCTACCCCACAACACACTGCCAGACTACGGACGGCGTGGGGATCTAAAAACAAAATGGTCATCACCGCATCACAACGCCAAGGATCCAACGACAACAAAATGGCGCAAGGCATCACTGCCAAGCTCACTGACCAATATGTTTGATATGAACAATGTATACCAGGCAGCTGGCTTTTATGCGCTCAACGGTAAGCGAACACCGTTCCTAGTCTACGCAAACGCATACGACTATAAAATTTTTAATGAACACAATGCACCAGAGTTAAAGCCAGACTTTCTCGAAGAAGTTATTCGAGACATTGCAATGCATCACAAAACGACAGAAAACATTCTCCAGGCTGCACAAGACACAAACGAATTGTTTAGTTTGTGTGATCCTGACTTTAATCAGATTTATTGGAAAGAACCACCAGCCTATCTAAACCAGGCTAAAAAAGTATGGGGGCTAGAAGCGTAATGGATTTAGAAAAAATACAATCAGCAATTCAATCAATGCATTCTCTAAATTTACACGGCAACGAGTACACACAAGTGCAGCAGCGCGTTGAAGCATTTAGAAAACACGTTGGTACTGCTTACTCAATTCACTCTGAGATTTTGGTCAATGATGGGAAGACTGTGCTGATCCAGGCAAACATCCAGGATAAAGACGGTAGAGTTATTGCAACAGGATTAGCAGAGGAGCTGCGTGGCAGCTCAAACGTAAACAAAACGTCACCTATCGAAAACTGTGAGACAAGTGCCTGGGGGCGCGCTCTGGCCAATCTAGGGCTGCATGGCGGCAAGATGGCTAGTGTCGAAGAAATACAGATAGCCAAAAACAAAGAAAAAATTATCGATCAAGAAAAAGCACACGATGACGCTGTGCGCGCAGAACGTAATGAAACAAATGAAAGACCATCACAGCGAGATCTAGAGATCTGGGCTGAACGAATAAAAGAAACAATAAAAGATGCAAAGCAAACCTGGCAGCTTAAAAAAATACCCCAGGACTTTGCAAACGAACTTGAGGCAATCAAACAATACGGCGGCAACCTGGGTGGAGAAATATCAGCGTATCATAAGACGCGCTGGGATCAATTAAACGATGGAGTTAGAAGAACATAAATGCCGCACTTTAGTAAATCTGCACATCAATTCAATGTGCCAATAACATTAGATAAACAATATCGAGTATCGGCCTGGATTAATTGTAAAACCGATTGGGATGACAACGCCAAGAGATACGATCCAATGACCGATGAACAAAAACAAAAATGTGAGGAAATGTTTCGACAGTTCCAAGCATCGGGTTGTCAGATCTCTGTGACCCTACAAGAGCGCACCGATGCCACTGATGAATTTGGCAAACCAGATGTAAGGCAGTTTCCGAAGGTTGGTGTGTTTACGCTTTACACAAGTAATTACGCTAGCCCGAAACACGTTAGCGAAACTATTGCTGTTGATACATCGACAGCGCCAGCGCCCACCACACAAAACGATGATGAATATGTGGGGATACTGTGATGACTGATGGAAATCTTTTAACGGTAGCACAAGCAGCTGTGCGCTTGTTTGGGAGTGATGATCGATCAAACTATGTGAGGACGCTGCATCTCGTAAACTCAGGAAAAATTCATCACTTAAAAATTGGACGTAAGATATTAATTAATCGGGAAGTGATTGACCAGGTGGGCAAGCCACCTAGTCACAATCAAGCACCTTAGAAAACATCAGCAAATTGTTGGACGAGTTTGTCAGAAGCATACTCGTCCTCTTTCTTTTCATCTAACCAATGGCCGTATACTGTTTCAGTAACTTTTATAGTTTCGTGACCCATGTAATTTTTGACGCGCCACAAATCGTTTGGAAAAGCTTGTAAAATATTTGACGCATAAAAGTGTCTCAGGTCATGCCAAGGAATATGCTGCACACCAGCCTTCTTACACGCTACTGTGATTGCGTTTAAAAATTTATCAGATTGCTTTGGAGTGCCAACGCGCGAAGCAAACACATAAGCATCTGGATCGTTTGGCCTACCCTGTTGCAAAAACAGTTCTCGCAACTCTTGACCTAACTGTGGATGTAACGCGATAACCCGTCTGCCAGCCTTAGTTTTTGTCTCACCAGGAATAGCACACTTTGGTTTCATCGCTTGAGTAACGTGGATTTTTAAATTGTCGAGATCTACTTGACCCCAAGTCAATGCGCGCTGTTCGCCTTGGCGTAAACCTGTCAAGCAAGCGAAACGAAAAGCTAGTTTCCAATGAGGATAAATTGCTTCCTCAATAGCCTTAATTATTGATGGCAAAATCTTCTCAGCTTTAATGCCGCTTTTACCTTCTTTCTCACCTCTAGCTTTTGCTCTAAATGCTGGATTACTTTTTCTGCATTCCATCGAAATAGCATAGTCACACATTACAGAAAGAGAACTAAGATGATTAGCGACAGTCTTCCTTGTATTACCCACCATAAGCTGATTGACCAGCTGATTTTCAATCTTGCCTTTTGTCAGATCTGCAACACGCATTTTTGCTAATGGCTGGCCATCTACAATACACTCCAAATGCATCTTTGCGTGACGTACTTTTACGTCATGACCATCTTGAGAAATTTCCCTGGTTCTAAGTTGATCGGCAAGGTGCTCTTCATACTCAACCCAAAGATCTGCAAATGTCCACTTCCATGAGTCGGTAGTGTCAGCAGCTGGGCTAGCCTCTGCGCTCAACTGCTCGATAAAGTGCAGCGCATCTTGCTTAGTCCAAAAATATTTGCGTGTTCCATTTTTTAAAACATAACGAGAATCTACCAACCAAGGTGCATGACCAGCTTTCGATCTTGATTTTGAAATTTTCGGTATAAGATTTAACATTTAAGTTCTCCAAAAAGTTGTCGCTATACGTTGTCATATAGCAATTTTGGAGAGCTTTTACCAGACTTTTGGAGAGGAAATCCCTCCACCCGTTTAATATTTTAGGCACACGGACAGGCACACAGAGGGGTAAAAACTTGTTAAGTATATGTATTTGTTGGGTAAAAGTTGGTGCGGGTGGAGGGACTTGAACCCTTAAATATGTGTGCGCCCACTGTAAAAAACCATATTTTATTGTACTTAATTGTACTCAAAAGTACCCAAAAGCACCCCACTGTAGGCACAAGTTAGGCACATTGTGCCTAAAATACGAATCAAATTAGGTGCGATAACTACGGGTTTTAGCCATGATCGATTTAGGTTGTTTCGAGAACTGCTTGCCCTTCTTTTTGTCACGCCTTTTGGCAGCTGTGGTGGCTGCATATTCTGCTGGTGACAGCGCCTTGATTGCTTTCTCAGGCAGATACCTTTCGCCCGTGACTGACGATTTCTTGCCAGACTTAGTGCGCCAATTTTGTTTGCTCCAGTTCTTGAGTGAGCGCTGGGGAGCCTTCATTTTCCCACATCTTTCATGGCAATCTTATGCGCTTCAGTAAACGATTTTTTTTGCTTTCCCGTCATCAATTTTTTCATCAAACTCATGTGCTTTTTGCTGTGATGAACGGAGTGTTTTTTCATCGTTTCTTTCTGTCGATTTGTCAGCGTCACGATTTGTAACCTCCACCTTTTGCTTTGTAGGTCTTAGCTAAAAGTTGCGCCTTTCGAGCCGACCATTTGCCAGCTGCTGTGCCATGCGTAGCTCTGCCTAAAATCGATTTGAACAGACGCTTTCGCATCCCTGGTTTGTCGTAGTTACCAGACTTGTTGACTTGGCTCTTGGCCATCTATTTACCCTTCGGTTTTTTCTTGCCGTAAGATTTCATAATGGACATTTTTTTTCCGTATCCAGGCATTATGCTTTTCCCTTCTTTGCTCTGTTTCTAGCTAAAATTGATTTGCCTTTTTTACGCGCATCAGCTGATGATGATGCACCCCAGGCGCGCAGTGATAATAGCTTGCGCGTAGGCTTACCTTTACTGTCGTAGTCTGGCCCCTTCGAGGCTCCCATGCGCGAGAGAAAAGATCCTCGTCTAGGATTGTCACCCTTCTTTACTGGAGCCTTTAACGTGCCACCTGTCTGCCTTTTGTAAGACGCCCTACCCTTGGCGTTTAACCCACCCTTTGGGTTCTTACCTTCCTTGCGTTGCCAGGCAGCTGACTTAGCCACGAGCCATACCCATGATGCTTTTCTTTTTCATCGGCTTTTTCTTGGGCGCTTGTCGTAAGGCTGCGAAATCTTTGCCATCAATTTGATCGCGAGGTTCAGCAGCAGCTGCTATCTTTTTTTGTTTTGGACTAAGTTTCATTTGCCATCTCCATTGCTGCTTTTAATGTCTCTTGGTTGCGGCGCGTCCAGCCTTTACCAAAAGTTTTAAAATGTTTTAGACCTTCATAAAATTTTTGCCGTTGTTCGTAGAGATACTGAATGATTTTGCTGGGATCGTTTTCAGCAACTAACGTCAAGCTTTTCGGGCCAATAGCACCATCTTGCGTTGCACCTATATATTTTTGAATGACTTTGGCTGGCCTACCGTTACCAGAGTTGACGCCCCAATCAAACGCAGCAAAATCTAACCCAGCTGGTAGATCATCAGCTCTTAATTTATCCCAGTAATTTTTTTTGTAGATTGGAGCCACATCGATTGGCGTTAGTGCCTTCATCTCATCAACACTAACTTCACGCCCGACCCACTTCTCATAAACTTTTTTGGTAACACCTAAGTTCGTTACACCGCCTGGATCCTTGGGATGATTTACAAAACCACCTTCATGGTGCAGCAGCATTTCTAATGAATGATCAAAATTTTGTTTCATTTTTTATTCCTGTTCTGAGGTAACCAGGCGCGCCGTTCTTTTTCTTCTAAAAACAGGCGAATACAGTTTACTATCGTGTTCAGAGACACCGCACTGAACAACGCAATCCATTGCCATAATTCCATTAGATTTTTCCTTTAACGTATTTAGACACGGCTCGGTTGCCAAACCAGAACGACATGATGGCAGCGAACAGGCCAGCTGTTGCGTCATCCCAAATGAGCGTAAGCGCATCGCCTAGCTCGGATCCGTTTTCCATAAAGGCGAGCAACGCCACTACTTTGATGGCAACGAAAAGAGCAAAAAAGCAATAAGTGATAACAGGACGAACAGAACCTCTGAGGGCGTTGATGAAGCCACCAGCGTCAATTTTATCATGCTCATACAATCCCTCCGCTTCTTTTATGTCGGCTTCTTTGTCCATGATTTGCAGCTTCAGCTCTGAGCGCTTGGCCATCAGATCCAATTCTAGCTGCGCCTTTTGCATCGAGTGTTTGTGTTCCTGGTTAGCTCTGAAGTAACCTAGAACCTCTGGCAAAAACGATGTGCCAAAGCCAAGCAGACTACCCAGTAACGTAATCATTCGGACTTGCTCCCTGACTTACCGCTAAGAGCAAAGTAAGCGCCGACCAAACCTGACAACGCTATGTATTGTGTCATCAACACAGACTCTGCTTCTGCCATTCTGCTAGGATCTACAAGCGTTGCTACGGTAGTTAAGATCATCATGCCAAGCGCACTCCAAGCCATGCGCCTTTTGTTAACCTGATAGGCTAACTTGTCTGGTACAAGTTCATTCATTTTTCATAACCCTAATTGCTACGAGTTTGTTAGATGTTTGGAGTATTACTTTGCCGTTTTGATAAACTAGCCATCTGTTCCATTTAACTTCGATTAGCTGCATCCAACATTACGGAAAAAAATCCATGAGATTTATCCACCCCTGAAAGTGGAGATATGCAGAGGCTCCGACAAAAGTGAAAATCAGTAGCACAACTATGCCGACTACAGTAATCATTAATTCTTGGCGCTGGATTGCATCTCTACGGGCTTGGGCTTCTGCCTCACGTTTTTCTGCTAATACTTCCCTACGAATTTTTAAGAGTTCTAGGTACTTACTTCTGCCATATCGCTGCGTTATGAATTCTTTTAATTCCTCTTCAGCTTCTGCTGCCTGGCGTAATTTAGCGAAGCGATCCATTGCTATTGAGTTTACACTTTTCCCAGCAACACCTTTTTTCTGTAGCTGTTTTTTTGCTGCGTCCGTTGCATCAAAAAACTGGCCGATCTGTTTGCTTAGTCCAGCTATAGATTTACCAGCTGCTAATCCTGTTTTGATACCAGCAAGGATTGTCAGTGGATCCATATCTACATTCCATCTTTTCTAGAGAACTCCACAGTCTTTTCTAATACAGCTATGCGAGCTTGCAGCTTCACGATGTGCATCATGTGTTGTGCCATCGATGCACTTTCTTCATGCAATGTATCAATGTCAGTCCATAGCTCATTGTCAGCATCTTCCATGTCCTCATAAACTTCTGCGAGGATATCTATCAGCTCTTCGATGTTCTCTTGGTTCTGCTGTACATCGCGAATGAGATTTGTTTTATCGGCCTGGTTGTTGATAATAGTGAGCTTTTCAACTTCAGATTGTAATCCTTGAATCACCGAGGCTTGTGAACTGGCATACCATATACTCCCACCAGTAGCGCTGATTATGGCAATAGCCATCGTGCCAGCGGTTAATATATTAACCTTGGGTAAATCCATGTTTTGTTTCCAACTAAGGTGTTATTGTGATGTGCGATACGATATACTAATTATTGCATTAAAGGAGTTACCGACATCACTTCCTGTTGTTCCATACCAAGCATTATTATCACCTCCTTGATATAATCTTATATGACTTGTGTTACTTGGAATATATGCAACAAGATTAGTTCTACCTGTATTAAGATTTATGTTTTGATACATTACAGCACCAGCATTTAAAGCACTTCCTATAGGTGTAAAAGGCAATCCACCAATCCAAAGTTGGGCTGAGTTTCCACCAGAAGTACCAATAACATAAACTTGGATGTGAACCAAACTACCTATTTTAACATAAACTGGTGTACCAGCACTAAAACTTATACTAGAAGCTCCTTGAAGCGCCGTAGGAGTCCAAGTTCCCTCTTCATAATCTGAAAGAGCATTTGCAGCAGCAGTATCTCCGTTAAAAGATATACCCCCACCTGACTGAAGACGCAAACGCTCTGTCCAAGACGAGCCAGAGTTGGAGCTTTGAAAAAACCTTAAATCATTACCCGTTTCAAAGTCCAAAACTGTTTGATAAGTTCCGCTTTGACTTTTAAATATTAAAGCACCACTTCTATCAGCAAATGAACTACTAGAACCCCTTAAATTTAAAGAGGGCTGCACTGAACTCCAAACAGTTGGAGAGGTATCTGAAATCCCAACGTTGCCACTGCCATCTATAACAAGTCTGTCACTGCTACTTACAACATCAGAAATAAAGAAAGAGTCAGAGTTACCCCCATCAATTCCCATAAACCAGTTATCTGCATCGTTACCAATTTGATAAGAAGCACGAC